GGCGGGCCGACGCCCAAAGGCGGCGGCGGACCGCCGAACAAATCGCCAGCTGGTCACAACTCTACGACATTCCCCTAGAGTTCATCGACGCCGATCAACTCCGCGCCGGGGCTCGTGGCGTTCATGGCCATGCGGAAATCTCCGCAGCCTGGCAGGAAGTCGACCACACCGACCCCGGCCCCGGCTTCCCGTTCGACGTCGTGCTGGCCTACGCCGCCGAACTCCTCGACTCGCCTAACCAACCACAACAAGAACTAGAAAAGGAGGAGCCACGCATGGTGCGCTGGATCCTGGACCAGCTAGTTGGTCCCGAATGGAAAGACAACAAGCCGGTTTTCTCCGGCTGGAAAGCCACCGAAGGCAAAACCTTTGTTGACTTCGTGGCCGACAAAATCAAGCTCATCCCGGAAATCGCCCGCACGGTAGCTACGCTACCGGAGCGCCTCGACCGGATCGAAACCCTACTCAAGGAAGGAAACAAGTAAATGTGGAATAAAGCCTTTTGGGTTGATGCTGGTAGCCGTGCCGCCAGGACTTTCGCCCAAGTCGCTATCCCAGCTCTACCTATCAGCATCTTTTCCCCCATTGACGTTTGGAAAGAATGCCTGGGACTGGCAGTAGCAGCCACCATCGCTTCTCTGCTCACATCCATCTCTACATGGCGTATCGGCGCGCCGGGCATGGTGGCTATTGTTCCGCCAGCAACGCCCGCGACTGCTGTTGAGGCTACGCCAACACCAGCTAGTACCACACCGGCGGCTACTGCTGATACCCACACTCCGGCCCATCGGGAGGTGAAGGAATGGCCAACCAGCTAATCGTGCTGCTTACTGCGGTGGAGGCGCTGGTCCACAGCCTAGACCCCGCCTTGGTGGCGGCAGTGGTCGATTCCGCGGCGGCCCTATCCTAGGACTGGAGACCACATGGACCCAGTGACAGGACTATCCCTATCGGGTCTAGGAATTACCGAAAGTATCGGCATCGCTCTCCTCACCCTGGTGACCACGCTGACCACCACAGTGATCGTGCAGAGAACCCTCTGGCGAACGAAAGCCTTGGAGTCAGCGGCGGCGCGTGCGGTTGCTGAGCGAGAAGCAGAAACCGCAAAAGCCCAGCTAGCGCAGAGCGAACTCCAGCTCACCCTCGAAGCCGGTACTCGGCTACGCGAGGATCTGTGGCGGAAGATTGAGAAGCTAGAGGCTCAGCAGACCGAAATGGAACATACTATTGATGCGATGCGGTCTGAACGTATACTAGATGTGCAAGTAAGGCTAACGCTCCGCACACTGCTGGAAACCTACCCGACCCCGCCTGGTCGGCCCGCTATCCCTTCAGCGGTGGAGCGCGTCCTTGCTATCAGTGAGGACACCGACAACTTAATTCGAGACCGCGACAGTCGGAGATGATGATATTGATTACATTTCAGTAATGTAAACGGAATGGGAGAGCTGGACATCAGCTAGACCACAATGCGTTTTAATCAATGTAAATTACCTGTTAAGAAGTATCAATGTTAGAAGTCACCGACTTCTTTGCAAAATAAGGCCCCCACGTTCACCGTGACGTGGGGGTTCTTCTTTTTTGCCCTATGACCTGCGTAAAATAATAAGCGACAATAAACGACACAGTGGGACACGGGTGTAAACTTGCGGACCATACGTAGACCGCAGGACCGCCCATGGACCACTCGCAATCGCAGGAAACCTCTTCATGTCCGCCCCTAAAAAACGCCTCTTCGGCACAATAGCACGCCTATCCTCTGGTAAATACCGCGCCCGCTATACCGGACCCGACGGCAAAAAATACTCCGGCCCTCACCCGTTCTTCACCAAAGACGATGCTGGTGCCTGGCTCCGTCAAGAACAAAAGCTCATTGAGTTTGACGAATGGCAGCCCCCACACCTCCGGTACCGGACGAAAGAAGACGCCACCCGCACCGTCGGCGAGTGGCTATGTCAATGGCTAGACCTTCAAGAAAAACGCCTGAAACCCTCCACCATGGACAACTACCGTGCGGTCCTAGGTCGCCGCATCCTGAACGCCACGGGCAAAGCCGGAAGACTACGCGATATCCCCTTGGTCAAGCTCACACGCAAAGACGTGATCGCTTGGTGGGATGCAATAACTATCAAGCATGGATACCAGTCCTACAACCGCGCCGCCTACTCATGCCTCCGCACCGCTATACAAGCGGCAGTAGATCGAGACCTGATCCCCGCCAGCCCAGTAGATGTACCAGACGCCCGACGCCGCCCTAAGCCGACGCGAAAAGAACTTCCCACGGTCGCCACCATGCAGAAAATCGTTGACCAACTGAAACCGCCACACCGACTAATAGCAGTCCTCACCTTCTTCCACGGCATGCGCATAGGGGAGGTGCTAGGCCTCAGGCGTAAAGACATCACCATCACAGGTGACACTATACTGATCAATATCAGGGGCAACGCCTACAGGATCGCAGGGAACATGACCTACCAGCCCACTCCCAAAACCAGCGCCAGCCACCGCACCATCCCTGTCTTTAAAAAATTCCACTCAGACATCATCGACCACCTGGCCACCATTGGCGACAGCCCCGATGCCTTCATTTGCACTAGCAGCACCGGAAGAATCATCTCAGATACTTTTTACAGGTCCGTCCTGCACCGTGCTAAAAACCGCGCCGGGATCACCGAGCGTATCAGCCCGCACTATGGCAGGGTGTGGCTTATCACTACATTGGTGGAGCAGGGTATGACGATCCCTGCTATCGGTGAGCTGTTAGGCCAGGTGGATCTGAAGGTCATCACTGAGATCTATATGCGCACTTCCGACGCTAGGCGGCAGGAGGCGTTGCAGCGGGTGAATGACTTGCTTATGGATCCATAAGTGTAAAACTATTGGTAATAATATAGCCAAATAGTTATATTATTACCAACGATGTTACTTTCACCCACATGGGGAAGGCCCTGGTTTTTTATTTTGAGGGTTGGTCATATTTTCTGATCTTCAAAAAGGAATCCGCTGGTCATGCTTTTTTAGTGGGGTTTCGTGAAAAATAACCCAAGTAAGGATCAAAAGAAAACCCCCGGAAGCCCGGGGGTTTGTTGCCCTATTATGTTGCTTTGATTGGTGAGCCGGGGCGGTTAGTGTGCCAGGTTTTCACCTCCTCTGCGTCCCATAGGGGTGTGCGGCCATCGAGGTGTGCTACGGGTTGGGGTGTGCGACCGCCTGCGTGGTAGTTCGCCCAGGTGCGTGGGCCGATACCACAGTAGGTGGCGCAGTCGATGACTCGCCATAGCACCCGGCCTGTGGCTTGGTCGGTGATGATAGGGATTACCGTCATCGGTTGAACTCCCGTGCTAGCAGGGTGATGATGCCAATCGTGTAGATCAGCAGCCAGAGTGGGTTCGGCCGGGTGTAGAGGAATACCGCAACGGCAACCGAGATGCCCCACCGGATTGATGTTTTCACCATTGTCTCCTTTACGAAAAGGGTAGTGTGGAGGGGTGCCCCCCGCCCCATCTATGACATGGGGCGGGGAGGCTACTTCTTCCGCTTTCCGCGCCGGTATCGCTTCACGCCTTTCCGGTGTTTCCCAGGCTTACCGCCTCTCGGGAAAAACCAGGCCAGAAGGCCGAGAATAATACCAGCTGCTTCCCACGGACTGGGGGAGCGCCAGGGTGACATATCATCACCTCCCTCCACTATTGAGTTCTCCCTGTTCCGTTGTGGAACACTACCCATTATACAGTTCTAGAACGTTACGTGTCAAGTGGGGGTATTATAAAAAACAACCCCCACCCTCATGATGAGGATAGGGGAATTGGCCTATAACAATCTAGCTATAAAAACCGCGCCGGGGATTAAGAAGGTCTCCGATCCAGCCAATCATGAACAACCCCATTGTGCATGTGTATAGAACCCCTTTGCCGATTTTCCCTACATAGTAGTGGTGCAACCCGATGTAGCCACCAAAGAAAAGACAAAGAAGGTAGATAGCGTAGCTCTTGTTACCGCTTAGGCCTATACTGGTTTGCAAATATCCCCGCAACGGTGCCCTACCCACGGAATTGTTAGGACCTACCAGCTCTGCATTGTAGCATCCCAGTTGCGGCGGATTGAAGTAATGGGGTTCTTCATATTCCCAATCACTATATGCGTCATCTTCGAGTTCCGGCCGGTACCGTCCGGGAACATTATAGGTGTAAGGGTCAAAAGCATAAGGCACCAGCTGCGGAATCGGGCATATAACGGGAT